ATGATGGCAATTTGTGTTTATTTTGGTATGTACATGGGCAGTGCTGAACTTGTTTCTGACACTAAGTTTATCTGGTCAGTTGGAGCAAGTTTCGTAGCATCAACTATCCTAACATTTATACTTTGTATTTTCATAACAAAGTATGTAGTAAAGATTCTAGAAATACCATATTGGATTTATGCAAGTGGTATTCTAGCAATAGTCATTTGGAGTTGTTTCCAGTATACTGGTACAATGAATGACTTGTATATCCTCGTTATCTGTAGTATTGTCGGACTAGGTGCCAAATACTTTGATTTGAGTAGACCTGCGTTACTATTATCTTTTATAGTCGCAGAGAAATTTGAAAACTTCACTCAACAAGCATATACTCTGTATTCGTTTACTGAAATTATACAGAGACCTATTACTGTTGCGTTGGTTTTCTTTTCAGGTTTTATTTTATATTGGACAATATTAAGGAGAAATAAATGAAGTATTTGATTGGTTTTCTATTTCTACTAAGCAGTACGTTCGCTTTAGCAGATTATAGAATGATTGTTCCAGACGCTCCAGGATCTGGTGGAGCAGTTTGGGCTTCTGTTATGGCAAAACATTTGAGTAAGTATACTGATGAACCAATTGTGTTACAACACGTTCCAGGCGCAAGAAATATTCCAGGAATGAATCAGTGGCACAAAGAGTTTCGTAAAGATGATAAGACAATGGTAGTTAGTCTTGGTAGTCACGCAGTAAACTATTTGTTAGAAGAAGTTGACTATGAGTTTAGTCAATACGATGCTATTGGTTTGATGAATCTTGATTTGGTTGTTGGTCACAATAAGAACTTTAATCCAAAGATTGATAAAGCAAAGTTTGGTGGTGGTAACGCTATGACTGATGCGTTGGCAGTTGGTTTGATGCTATGTGGTCCAAAATCAGATACCAATGCATATCTTGCTTGTTGGAAAGAAAAGATGATTTGGGTTAATGGCGTTGCTGGTAACCAAATTCGTCCAATGTATCTACGTGGTGAGTTAAACATTACTAGAGATCCTCCAACATCATGGGTTCGTTTCTACGAGAATGATGCTAATACTGTTGTTTGGTTTACTCATGGACTTCGTGATTTAAAGACAGGTAAACAAATTGAAAATCCAAACTTTAAAGGTAAGTTATTTGAAGATGTTTATAAAGCAACTTGGGGTGTAGCACCTTCTGGTGAATTATATGAGTCTTATCATATGGCTCGTACATTCAATAATGTATTGCAAAAAGTTATCTGGGTAAATAAAGGAAATCCCAATACACAGAAACTTCGTGATGCTTTGAATAAGATGTTGAAAGATCCAGAAGCAATTGCAGCTATCGTAGAAGACACTGGTAAGTATGATTGGGTTGTTGGTCAAAAGGCTGATGATGTTAGAAAAACACTATACAATGAGATTACCAATAAAAAACTTAAGAACTTAGTAGTTTGGTATAATGGAGCCTACGGAACAAAGAGTGTATTTAAAGGAGATCTTTCCTTTAATGATGCAGGTAATTAAATAAATTTGCTTTGCAACTAAATATGATATATAATAGGTGAATGGTTGTTTGAAGCAACTAGAAAAGTATTCTGGACGGGAGTTCGATTCTCCCCACCTCCACCGAAGCATATTGGATAGCGATGTAGCTGAAAGGTCAAGAGATAACTTCAAAGATTCGCTTATAAACTGTATTCCAGTATGTTTCGTTGGGGGTGACTAGGTTTCGACAGGGTAACAAGTATAGAAGTGGACAACCCATCAGAGAAGATGTTAAAACTAAAACAACGTAAACGCAAACGACGCACAGTTCGCATTAGCAGCCTAAACACTGCTTAGGGTTTCGGTAGGTTTCCTCGTAACAGAATAACCTACCACGTTTTAGTATGTCGGACAATAAGTGCCAAATACTATATTATGAGGTATGTCGGACAATAAGTGCCAATTACCTTTAAATTAATTTTTAAAGGAAAAACAAAATGAAATTAAAACTTTTAGTAGCATCAACCTTACTTGCTTGTTCTTCAGTTGCTCTAGCGCAATCATCCGTGACTGTTAGTTATGCAGATAGAACTGTAGATAGCAATGGACAAAATGTCGGGGTAACTCGCTTATCTGCAAAAACTAAATTATTTTCTAATATAGATGGTGATATTGGTATCAATCAAGCAATTAATAGTGTAACCAATTCAGTAACTTCTAGGAAAGAAATTGGATTATCAACTGGGTATGAAATAACATCTTTTGCTAAAGCAACTATTCGTGGCGCTACTGGCATTAAAAGTGTTTCTGGTAAAGCGGGTGTAGAATTTTACTCTATCGAACCTGGAATTAATGTTAAACTTCCAATTGATGGTTTTAGTGCTAGAGTTGCTTATCGTTATCGTAATTCATATGATGTTTCTGATCTTGATAGATCTGATACTATGAGATATGCTGTTAACTACGATCTAAGTAAGGTTGACAAGATCTCTATAGGTTATGATGTTTTAACTGGTAATGGTGCTAATAAACAAACAGTATTTTCTTACACAAGGTCATTCTAATTATGGTAGTTGACTAATGAGAGGAGCAGTAGTTGCAAATGGTCCAAGTAGAAATAGGTTTGATACTTCTGATGGGTATAGTTATTCTATTGGGTGCAATATTCCTTGGACCAAAGTAGATGCTACTGTTATCCTTGATGGTAATGTAATAGAACGCTGGTCAAGAGATCTTAATTTGATTTCTTGTCCAGTTTTTTTTACAGCCAGAGCATGGCGATCTACTGATGAATATAAAATTCGTGAATATATATTAAACAATAATCTCTTTATTGACTTGATGCCAGATGCTAAAGAATTCTTTTCTGCTGGTCATGTTGCTGCTCAGATTATGTGCGAAAATGATTTTACAGAACTTGACATATATGGGGTTGACTCAATGTTCAAGTATACTGTTGAAAGTTTTACTAATACGTTGGTTGATGATCAGAATCCTGATTCAGAAATGCAGCGTATAGTAAATTGGAGAAAGAATTGGGATAAGTTGCAGAGCGACTATCCTGATGTATCTTTCAATTTTGTTGGTAAAGTCTAAGCTGGATGCAACACCCTCTGTACCTATTGTATAGATCTGGATTGCTTAAGGATGACGAAGTAATTTTAACTTAGGAAATAATATGAAAACACTTATTGGATTAATCGTAACTACGTTTGCTTTGACATCTTTCGCTGCTGAACCAGCTAAGAAAGAAGAAGCAAAGGCTCCAGCAAAAGTTGAAGCAAATTGCGTAACTAAGGACAAGAATGGTAAATGTCCTCCTGCTCCAAAGTCTGAAAAACCTACTGCAAAAAAAGTAGAGAAGAAAGCTGAAGCACCAAAGGTAGAAGCAAAGAAATAATTATTCCTAAATAATTGTACAGTGGGTTGTAGGTTCCCAATAAAACCTTCATTACACACAACTCATAACACACAAGGAGTAAAACATGAGTAACTTGACCCCGTTCGAGATTCGCCTAGAACTTTTAAAAATGGCAAAAGACATGCTTAACGATGACTACTACGGTAAGCGTGAAGTAATTAGTAATGAATACTTTACAAAAGTAGAAATTGCTAAAATCAATGGTGGAGAGATGCCTACACATCCAGGATATCCTTCTTATCCATCAGAAAATGAAATCATTGCAAAGGCTCAGACCCTAAATGGTTTTGTTTCAAACATCCCAACTACACTAGAAAAGACTAGCAAAAAGTCCACCTGATAGGGAATTAGACAGGTGTTTGCGCACCTGTCTTCTTTTTAAGGAGATCATATGCGTACATATCGTATATACATACCAATAATATTATTAATACTGAGCATTATATTACTGACAAAAAATACATTTACTGATGCAGCAATTATGTTAGATGTAACATATAATCAATTGACCAAAGAAACACAAAAACAAGTTGATTGTTTGGCTGATAACATTTATCATGAAGCAGGTTTTGAACCCAATGATGGCAAAGTAGCAGTCGCTCTTGTCACACTTAATAGGATGCAAGATCCTAGATTCCCAAAAGATATATGCGGAGTAGTTAAACAACGAACTACTTCAGTGTGTCAATTCTCTTGGTTCTGTAATAAAGTCTCTATAAAAAATAAAGATGCTTATGAAGACGCAAAAGAAGTAGCAGTTTATGTCTATGCAAATTATGAAAATTTGAAAGATATAACGAAAGGTGCGTTGTACTATCACGCAGATTATGTTAATCCAAGATGGAAACTCGAAAAGACTACTGTAATAGGTAGACATATTTTTTATAAAGAAAGTGGAAAACAAAATGATGTCAAAAATGAATCTGCAATTGAAGGAAGAACAAACAAAGCACTCTTTTATGCTGCTGATGGAGGAGATTACTCTTACCAGCGTTAAAACTGCTGTTGAGTGGATTTTTGAAGCAAACTTCTCAGAAGAACCACCAGAACTACTTAATTTAATTATTACAAGTCCAGGTGGTGATCTTAATGCAGCATTTGCATTAATTGATACTATGAAAGGTTCAGCAATCCCAGTTAGAACAATTGGTCTTGGCCAAGTTGCATCAGCTGGACTTATGATTTTTATTGCTGGTGCAAAAGGTCATCGTTTACTTACTCCAAACACTTCTATTCTGAGTCATCAATACTCATGGGGTGCGTTTGGTAAAGAACATGAACTTTTTGCCACTGTAAAAGAATTTGACTTAACAACTAAGAAAATGATTGCACACTATAAGAAGTGCACTGGTTTATCTGAAGCAAAAATTAGAGAGGTTCTATTGCCACCTCAAGATATTTGGTTAAGCGCAATCGAAGCAAAAAAATTAGGACTCTGCGATGACATTAAAGATCTTTCTTGATTACTTAAAATTCTCTGGTTTGTGGATTAGTTTTGCAATAAATCCATACCATTGGAGACTAGCATATAGATTCGATAGACCTAATGATACAGACCCAGCAATGTATCAATTTAGTATTACAATTGGTCCACTATCTGTTCGTGCAATTTTAGATGATGGCTCATGGTAAATTTTAAGGAGAAACTATGAAAACAGAACTTGGTTTTATTATTGCAGTTACGCTTGGCGTTCTTGCATTAATTATTTCACTAGCGTATAATAATTATACAGAATTAAAGTCTATGGAGCGAAACATTGAGTCTGCAATTGTAAAGGGAATTGACCCTGTTGCAGTAAAATGTGCATATTCTCCGCAAAATACAATGTGTACCGTATACGCTGCAAAGGCGAAATAACCCTACAAAGTTGAGGGGATTCTAAAATTTCCCTTTACTTTGATATCAATTTAGGGTATAATATATACTGTGAATAACTACTTTGAGACTATATTATGCAAATGCTTTTTACATCGCTCGGAAAATCTAAGAAGAAAAAACCCAACGCAAAACAACGTGAGTTAAATGCAAGTTGGGAGAAGATGTTAAAGAAGTATGCCACAAAGACTGTTGCAAAACCTACGCAACAACTCAGTGATGTATACTCACTTGGAAAACCTGCTTGTCGTGAGACACCTAAGCATCCAAGTCTTCCATTTACTGGTGCGCCTTGTTTCAAGAAACCAAATCCAGTTTACACTGGTACTGCTATCAAAGGTATTGGCACCATGCACAAGTCAAATGCTGTTCCTGTTTTCTCTGACGAACAAGCAAGAGATATTGCAACTATGCGAAGAAATTGATTTGACTTTTATTAAAAACTAAGGTATAATTACATTATGGATTACAAAAACAAACGCCAAGAACTTCTAATTCAGAAGATGAAACTAGATAAGTTCTTTACACTGTATCTAGATAAATTTGAAAAACAGATGGACTCCGAAAAACCAAACACTCCAGTATGGAAATTGTTTAAGAAAAAATCTGATGAGTATTCTAAACTAAATCAAGAAATTCGTAATGTTGAATATTGGATTAAAAAATATGTCTAATCCTCTTGTTACTGCAGATCGAAATACAATTTTTAAATCTTCAAATGATTTCTCTATGCACATTGAACAAATTGTGCGTGATAAAAAGATATCTTATATGGATGCGGTTCTTCAATATTGTAAAGAAAACTTTATTGAACCTCAAGATATTGCCAAACTTGTGAATAAATCACTCAAGGATAAACTTGAAGTAAACTTTCAAGATGAAAACTATTTACCAAAGCGTGCGAAACTGGATGTTTGATTGTGGACGGATTTAAAGCATATCGCTATTACCTCGCATTAAAACTACACTTTACCTCTGACAAATTTAACGTCTTCGAAAATAGAGGAAATGTTAAAGGATCACGTGAAGCGTTTGAAGCGAGAAATGATAGATATATTTTTGAGAAGCTGGCAAGAAAGATTGGCAACGATCGTGATATCATCCAATTCTTTGTTGCAAATTTTGCTTATGGTAATGAGTCTGCAATTTACGCAGGTCAAGAAGCCGATGATAATCTAGCTGAATGGAATAAAAGAAAACAGAGTATTACTAAGATTTTTATTGATGATCTAGCGTCTTTACTGACATATGTTGAAATAAATAAACTACCAACTTCTAGTATCTTTGATTTTAATTTTAATGAGTATCCTGCTGCATTAAAATTGTTTCTTGGTAATAAGATTTCAATTGAAACTCTTGTAATTATAAATGAACTTGATCATATCGTTGAACACTGGCTTGATAACCCTACTGTTCAGCATATATGGAGCAATGAGTTATTGCGAATTAAGAAGTTGACTGGATTCGTTAAATACGATAAAGATAAACTACGTAAGATATTTACACATTTTGTTGAAGAGTTAGATTAAAATGGGTCGCACTTATTATAAAGCATCAAAGAATTTTGATGATGGGAATTCTAGTAATAGTTCGGGGAAACCTGCTAGACATGCTAATGGTCGAAAGACTGGTGGTATGAGAACTATAAATAACTATGTTGAAGAAGATTATGATTTGAATGACGAAGACTTTAATGATGACGTTGAATTAGATGATAAGATTCAAATACAACATACTAAAAATAAACCGTAATATTAATACTAAGGAAACATACGATGGATATCCAAACACTCCGTAAAATGCGCAATCAAGACTTCAGCAAAATCGCTGGAGAATTTGATAAAATCTCTAACCCACAAAGTGGCGAAAAGAAGTCTTATGACGACAATCGCTTCTGGCGTCTAGAGGGCGATAAAGCTGGCAACGGAACAGCTACTCTCCGATTCCTACCACGTGTTGAAGGCGATGAACTCCCATGGGTTCGCATGTTCAATCACGGATTCCAAGGTCCAACTGGAAAATGGTATATCGAAAACTCTCTAACAACTCTTGGTGAAAATGATCCAGTCGGTGAATTGAACACTATGCTTTGGAACTCAGGTTCTGATGCTAACAAAGAGATCGCTCGTAAGCAAAAGCGTAAGTTGTCTTTTACTGCCAACGTACTCATTGTGTCTGACCCAAAGCACCCTGAGAATGAAGGTAAGGTATTCTTGTTTAAGTTTGGCAAGAAAATCTTTGATAAGATTATGGACAAGGCTCGTCCAACCTTTGAAGATGAAAAGCCAGTAAACGTGTTTGATTTGTGGGAAGGTGCCAACTTTAAATTGCGTATGCGCAAGAAAGATGGTTACGCTAACTATGATGAGTCCGTGTTTTCTGACCCATGTCCTGTAGCTGACAGTGATGAAGAAATTGTTCGTGTCGTTAATGCTCAGTACAAGTTGTCTGAGTTTACCGATCGTAGCAACTTCAAGTCTTATGATGAATTGAAGAAGAAACTAGACGCAGTTCTTTCTGGTGATACATTCGCTGGTAAGTCTGCTGCTCAGATGGCTGAACAAGAAGATCGTCCAGTTGCTGCAGCACCTACCTTTGCTTCTAAGCCAGCACCTGCTCCAAAAGCAGTAGCTGTGGATGATGACGAAGATGTTATGTCTTACTTCAAGAAAATTGCAGCTGAAGAATAAGCGTTAACACTACTGTTGTTTAATGGTTTTCACTAGATAAAAATCCTGTCATTATCACTAAGTATATATGACAGGATTTTCTGTTAATCTTCTAGGAGTTAATTATGTGGACTAAACCAACTGCAGTTGAAATGCGTTATGGCTTTGAAATTACAATGTACGTAATGAATCGATAACATAATTAAGTAAGAAACAAAAAAGGATCCGCAAGGATCCTTTTTTCATTATGTGAATAGACTAGACATATACCTACCTATAGAAGATTCTACATTTCTAATTGGAGGTCTCATCTGAACTTGAGTAGTATTATTATTTGTAGTAACTGGAGCATTGACCACATTAGTCTTATTAGATGGCGCAGGGGTTTCTTTGGCACCAGCATTCTCAGCAGACTTTGCATCAACTTGATTTGCAGTAGTAGGCGCAGCAGCTGCAGCAGTAGGTTTTTTATCAGATTTAAATGGATAAAATGGACCAACTGATATTTCTGGCGTTAATTTTGTTGCATTTGCTAAAATAACTTTTGGAATACCAATTTTTTCTATGAATCCCATAAAACTATCTTTAATACTACCCATAAAATCTGTAAATGGTTTAACAATATGATCTCCAATCCATTTAGCAAAATCACCAATGACTGCTTTTATTTTTTCTTTATCAAATAAACCGAATGTTAAGAAGTCAACAATGCCAGCAAGCCCAGTCATAAGTGCTGCACCAATATCTCCTGTTTTTGCAAAGACATCGAATGCTTCAAAAACGCCATCAAATAAACGACCCCAAAACTTCACGAATGGCTCTACAAACCACGTATACATAAATTTGCTGAAGTCTCCGATAATTCCTTTAATCATTTCTTTATCAAATAAACCGAATGTTAGGAAATCAATAATACCAGCAAGCCCAGCTATTAATGCTGCTCCGATATCACCTGTTTTCATATATTCATCAAACCCATCCATAACACCTTCAAACAAGGCACCAATAATCATACCAATTGCAAATACTCTTCCTAGTGCTTTTAGAATTGTTCCTGGATTTAACAGTGATTTAAATGCTTTCATTAAGCCAGTGCCCAAGAAACTCATAATAGTATCTAAGAAACCACCACCAGATGCTTTCGCTGGTTCTGTTTTCTTATCAGCACTATTCTTATTAGCACCACCAGTATTCTCAGCAATTGTTTGGAGAAGATCTAACTCTTGTTGAGTCATCTTCATATTTTCTGCAGCTTCTTCAGCACCTTGAGTTGCTTCAGCAGCAGTAGTGGTAGGAGTTTTACCGAGTTCAGAAACTGCAGGAGTTGGCACCAAGTTACTCATTCCAGAAGTAGCTTTCTTGTCTGCCACTTTTGCTGCTTGAGCAGGAGTCATCTTGGCTGCTCCAGCAGTAGGAACTAAATTGCGATTGACTGGAGTCGGGCTGTAAATATCTGTTGCTCTTTGATATTTACCAAACTCGTCTGCATTTGATTGACGCTTTTCTAATAGTTTAGCAAATTCAGGATTAGATGATTTCAACTGCTCTTCACTTATCTCTGGACCACCATTTGCAGCTGCAGCTTTTATCTTTTCGATTTGTGCTTCAGTTTTCTTTGTTGCTTTAGATGCAGCTTGGGCACCCTCATAATCTTTCTTAAGATCTTTTGTAGAAGCAGTGCTACCAAGTGCTCTTTGTTGCTCAACGAACTTATCACGTTCTAGTGTTTTATTAAATACACCACCAACATTTAAAGCACCAAGAACAGTTTTCTTAAGACCACCACTTGCTATACCGTATTTTTCTTTGATACCTTCTTTTTTGTCAGCCATCTTTTCGCCAAGCGTTTTAAAGGTCTTCATACCTTTTGCCATCTCAGCGATATTCTTTGCTTCTTTATCCCACTCAACTTGAAATTCATCCTGAGTTTTCCAGTAACGACGACTACCTTTGAATTGCTCTTTGGCAACTTTTAACATTTCTTCTTGGATCTTAGAATAGTCTGGTTGAGCAGCAACAGTAGATGTCGTTTCAGCTTTCTTAACTTCTTTAGATAAGTTCAGTAGAGTTTTAATAGAAGTAAGTTCACCAAGAGCCATTGTTTGAGTTTCAAGTAACTTAGCAAAAGCAACATCGTCCCAAGCGACTACTGATTGAGTAATCGTCTGTTGTAGGTTAAACCCTTGCTCAGCTGGTTTTTGTTTTGGTGGACTTTTTCTTTTTGCCATTTTAGTTATCTCTTGTTTGCTTCTATTCGTTGTTTTTCTTCTTCTAAATACTGAATCAACATAGCAACATACACTTCTCGCTCAAACGGTATCATATTTTCAATCTCTGCCAGAGAGTATTTGTGGTACTGCATCAAAGCGAAGTTTAGTTTATAATAGTTCGCCAAGTTTTCATGACAGAGATTCATTAAAAAAAACTTTGCATACCCTCCAAGGTTTTCTTATGATGTAGATTGCAAATTGGACAATCATACTCTACATCTTTTTTAATCCTTGGTAATGTAGCAAAGAAGTTTTGAACCTTAACAAACTGCTCAGAGTTTAGATTATAAAGGAAGTCAAGAAGTTCTTGTTTCTTTTGTTCTTTTGCATAATGAATCTTATCGCCTTCGTAGATTAGTTCAATACAATCAGCGACAATATCAAAGATGTTATCAAGATCATCTGAATTGGTCTTTTCCAATTTAGTCATAATCTCAATAGTAGGATATTTCATCATAATACCAACTTCACCAAACAAGTCAATCTTGTTAGTGTGACCTTCTGGTGTTTCTACTTCAATCTTAGTAAGATCAATTGAGATCTTTACTCTTGCTTTATCATTTTGTTCACCATGATCAACATCGCATGGGAAGAACAATTCGATAATCTCACCAACAGACTTTGCTCGAATTTGAGTAAAGATATACTCAAGGTCAAACGTAGAAAGAGAATCTGGATCTACCTTATCTAAGATACAAGATCTAATTACGTCTTTTAAAGTATCAACCATAACAACAATGTCTTCACTTTGTTGCGCAATTAATATTGATTTTTCTTCTTTGACTAAAAATGGGCGATACTTAACACTTTTTTTAGTTGAAGGGATCACCAAGTTGTACGTTGGTGTGCTCATTACTGGTAATGCCATAATTATTCTCCTTTAGACATATTCTTAATTAACTTATTCAACTCAGCTGTGCTACCAACAAAGATAGCGTTATTTGTAACCTTGTCACCTGCACCTTTCTTTGGCGCATCTAGTTTTTGTTTCTGCAGATGTATATCCAATAGTTGTTGGTTAACATCAGCAAGTTGTTTCATAAGGTTGCCCACAACTTCAAAAGCACGTGGGTGTTCAGATTGTTTTGCAACTTCTAACGCATGATATAAAGCATTCTGACCAGTTATTAGAAGTTCACGTAGATTTCCTCTAGTAGTTTCGTAGTCAGTTTCAATTTTACCTTCTGGTGTTTTTACAATTTCACCAGTGGTATTATCAATCACTTCAAGTTCCTTTTGTTGAGGTGTCATATTAAATACCTCAGATAATGTATCATCAATTTTCATATTAGTCGTTACGAGTATTTCTAGTTGGAGGATCGTTAGGATCAAGAGCCACTGATACTTGTGCTGATAACATTGGTCTTGGAACTGGCGCTGGAGCAGGTGTAGGTAAAGTTGGTGTTACATTTACTGCTGACCCTGCAATCTTTTCTTGCGTGCGACCAAAAGCAGCGATACCTAGAACAGCACCCATAGCAAGGTGAAATAAACCAGCACCTTGAAGTGTTAGCGGATTCCATTGCGCCATATTCGCTGTGTGTAATACTGCGTGTAAAATAGACCAAAGTACAGGAAATATGACAAAGTCGCAAGTACACACAACCATGTACATCCAACCCATAGCTGGACGCCATTTCTTTTGCATCCAATCTTCTTCTTTTTTAACTTCTTCTACCATACATTACCTCTTTAAAATACCTGGAATTTTTGTCACAATTTTGGAACCAACTGCACCGATTGCGAAATTCTTTAATCTGTTCACGAACTTAGTTAGAGGATCGTTTTGTACTTTTGTTGCACTTGGAGTTTCGTTAAAAACTGGATTATACTTATTATTATATCCAGGAATGCCAGTAACAACAGTATCTCCAATAAAAATTGGATTATATGCACTTGGTGTATCGCCTTCAAATTGATATGGGTAGAAACTACCATCATATTGATCTTCGTTATATGTAGTAGTATATTTACCAACATAATAGTATTTGTAAGCAAAATTAACAGATAACTTCATTATGTCTTTTCCAGCATAATCTAATTGTATTGTACCAATACTTTTTGGGAATGCTTCATATAACTTAACACCGTATCTAGAATTGTTTTTTAAATCTTGTACTTCAATTACGATATCGCAAGTATAATTATCGTAATAATTAAAATTTCTAGTACCTGGATTTTGTATTGATGTTATCCAATCATCAAAAAATGTTTTTACTGCCATTGATGTATCAACATAGAATGACATATTAACATCGTCAAACAATCTTTCATATGGCGCTTTTCTAGTTTCACCATAAGTCCTCATATCAGAAGTGTTAAAGTTTGTTCCTGGAATTTGAATTTGGTCGCATAGCATTAATACATCTCGTGATCTTTCTCCACGATTTGATATTAATACAGTGTATCTGTTAGTTCTTGCTAAACCACCAAGTTTTACTAATGATATAAAATCGTTTAATGGAGATTGTGCCATTTATGCTCTTCTTATAATTTTTCTGGAATCTGCCCAGACTTGTTGTTTGGATGCGCCAACAAATCTTTCAACAGGTAATAACATAGCAGTTGCCCAGTCTTCTGAATAGATTTGTCTAAATTGGCTTCTTACATGACCAGATAAATATTGTTTTACGCAGGGCTTGGCAGGAGCAAAACGAGAAACTCCATCAATCAATGCCCAGCTGTATTTGATTCTTGTTGTTTCATCCATACGACTATTGTTCTTAAATACTAGCAACTGGTCCAGTAAGTTAATTCTTAGGTGGTATGGTAGATAGTGCATATTTAAACCATAGAATCCGTCTTGAGTTTTTCTAAAAGGAAACACTAATGGAAATCTGTCATAATATGGTAGATCGTCTTTTGTTTTTGGATCATATACATACATATATAAGTTTCCAGGAACGATAGCAGATCTTAGGTGGCTCGGCTCACCCTTCAACACTTTATTTGGAGTGATGTTTTGCTGCGCCATAGCAGCGACTTGCTTTTCGAACCAACCTCTAGATCTCTTTACCGCATTGGTAAGGTCAAATTTGTTTTGGTCGAAAACGTCTTGAATTGGTTTCTTAATAGCCATATTCTTTATTTAGGTCAAAACCAACCCAAGTTCTTTTTCTGTTATGATTTTAAATTCCCAGCCACGATCTTTGCAGTATTCGGTCGCTGCTTTCCACTTGGCTTGGTTTTTGATATAAGTCATAGACTCAGTAATATATCTCTTGGTTTGACGTCCAGGATATTCTGGCGGAACACATTGTTTAGCTGGTTTTACTTCAACTAGATATCGCTTTAATGATCCATCTTTCTGTTGAACTTGGATCTGAAAGTCTACGAAATAACGATGAATTTTATTGTCGGTTGGGCAACGATAAGGTACTATCGTTTCTTCCGATTGCCACTTTATAATGCTTGGATTCTTGTCACACCAAGATGCAAAACGAGTCTCCCAACTAGATCGCATGATAATGTTGGTTGGATCTCCAGTATATTTTTCTGGATATAAAGGTTTGAACAATCTTTTATGGAACATAAATAAGTAATAGAATAGCCAATAACCCACTATTTAGAGAAATTAAATGGCAGATACCACACCAGCAACGCAAGCAGCACCAGCTTCTACTACTCCAAAACCAAACCTTTATACGCCAAGAGGGGAATCGTCACAATTTGAGAAGGGTAAATATGATATAAGCAACTACTCATATCCATCTGATTTGTATGATAATCGTGGTACATATGGTGGTAATTATGCTATATTTTATATCAACGTATCTAGTGAATCCAAATTATTAAAAGAAGATGGAGTTCAAACAGTCGCTGATTTTACTGCAAATGACAGGGGTGATTTAGTTGGTCAAGGATTAAGTGCTACTCAATTAACAGCAGCAAATGCTACAGCAGGAGTTATTACTGGTGCTATCGCTGGTGGATTATTAACTGGTGATGTAAAGGGTGCGGCAGCTGGTGCAGCTACTGGCGGTATCGTCGGCGCAGCTACTGGCGCAATTGTTGGCTCGCAGGGGTCTCGTTCACAGAAACGATTGAAGACTGCTATCGCTTTACATATTCCAAACAATCTTTCAGTTAATTACAGCATGTCTTGGAGTGAAGAAGATACTGGTGCACTGGCCATGGCTGCAGCTGGAGGTTACGAAGTAGCAAAAGCAATTAGCACTGGTGGTAAAAATACTGACGTAAGTGGTGTCGGTGCAGCTATTCTTACTAATATTGCTCTTGCGAATGGTCCAAACCAAGGAGCAAATTCTGTTGCTACTGGATTAGCAGCAAACCCAAAGAAAGAACAAGTATTTAAAGGTGTCAACTTCAGAACATTTAGTTTTGATTATAAGTTCTTCCCAAGAAACTGGAATGAAGCACAAAACATACGTAACATTATTGCTCAGTTTAAATACCACATGCATCCTGAATTCAAGGATAACAATAATTTCGTTTATATCTATCCATCTGAATTTGATATCTTCTATTATCAAGATGGCGAAGAAAATCTAAACTTGCATCGCCACACTTCTTGCGTTCTCACTGATATGTCAATCAATTATACACCAAACGGCATGTTCAGTACATTCCCTGATGGTTCGCCAACTCAAATTGATATTACTTTATCATTCCGTGAATTGGCTCTATTGACTAAAGATAAAGTTAAGGATGGTCTATAATGTATTTTAAAAATTTCCCAAAGATGCTTTATGACTTTGATATTACTAAAGTCTCAGGATCTGGAACTCAAGCAAAAGCTACAGCGTTTATTGGTGGCGGAGCAATTACTGGTGTTCGTATTGATGATGGCGGGACAGGTTATGTTTCGGCAGATATAATTTTCTCCGCTCCAGATCAAATATATCAAGGTAGCCAGTCAGCTGCTCAAGGATTTGCTATTGTTAATAATGGTTCCATAACAGAAATTGTCATGACCATTGGTGGCGCAGGTTATACATCAACTCCAACTGTAACTATCTCAACACCATATACTACTTTAGAAACGCAAACCAAAGCACTAATCCTTACTGATATAACACGAAATATTAGATTTCGCAGAGACATTCTTGCTAATATTACGGTATATGATTTCTATGATGTTGTTGAAGGAGAAACTCCAGAAATAGTTGCCGAAAAGATTTATGGTAATGCTCAATATCACTGGGTTGTTATGCTTGTCAATGAACGATATGATTATCTTGGCGACTGGCCATTGACTCAAGCAGCACTTGATCAATATATTATTGACAAATATGGTTCTACTGCAAATTCTATAAATCACTATGAGAATGCTAAAGGAATGACTGTTCCTTCAGACTACCCTTCTGCTGTTCCAATTACTAATGCAAATTATGAAGCGCAAGTAAATGAATCTAAGCGTAGAATTAAGATTATATCAGCACAGTTGTTATCAACGATTCTTAAAAACTTTAAAGATGAAATCTAATGCAATCAGTAGATAAAGAATTAAGATTTGCTGGTGATGTTAGTATTGAGAAATGCGACATATTTACTAGTGGTGGATTGAGGCAGGATATTGCCGCTCAGGTAATCGCTATTGCAGTTCATGAAGATATATTCTCACCATTTATATCTGGTTCACTAACAGTAAGAGAGTCCTTTGACTTGGTAAATCTTTTTCCATTCGTTGGTGAAGAGATGGTTGAGATTGAGATTGTAACCCCAACTCTAGACGAAAATAAAAACATACGTGGTATATTCTACATCTATAAGATGACTGATAGAGTATTACTTGGTGATAAACTGGTTGCATATGTTTTGCATTTTATATCACCCGAAGCGATTATTGACTTAAACAAAAAGATTAGCAAAGTATATTCTGGTACACCAGAAGAAATTATTAAATCTCTACTTACTGATAACGTAAATGGTTTGCAGACTAAGAAAGAAATATTTGTTGAGCCAACAGACAAACAAATTAAATTCATATCAAATTTTTGGTCGCCATCTAAGTGTATTAACTGGGTTACTGATAGCGCAGTAAATAAAAACGATGCTCCAAACTATGTGTTCTTTGAAAACCGATTTGGGTTTTACTTTATATCACTAGATACTCTTTATGCTAATGGTTTATATCAGTCGTTTACTAAAGACGGCTACACTAGAGATTCACTACCAAATGGTGGCGATGCTAGAAACGTAGAAGAAGATTTTAGAAGAATAGATGAAATCACAATTCCTGTTGGATACGACTATATGAGTAAGATTCGTGGTGGTATGTATTCTTCTAAATTAATTTCTTATGATTTGAATAGAAAAATATACAATTCTAGAAATTATAACATAAGAGATAAATACGAAAAACTAAATCACTTGAATAAGAATAAATTAATTGGTGATAACGCTATCTTCAGAGCCAATTCTCTGATACTAAATTATCCAAGACATAACGCTAACTTCAGTGGATTCGATGATGCCACTAATTACAAATATGCTCAAGAACGAATTTCTTTAATGAACTTGGCAGAAGCCAGCAAGATTGAGATTACTGTCCCAGGAAGATCTGATTACACAGTTGGTCAGAAAGTTTCTGTTACTCTAAACAAGATTCAACCAGTAAGCAAAGAAGATGATAATCAAGATATAGTTGATAAGATGTTTTCTGGTTTTTATATTATATCTGCAATTAACCATTATGTGACTAGAGAAAGACATGAATGTCATATGGAATTAATTAAAGATAGTTTACAATTAAATATTGATGGGAAGAAATAATGTTTTATACAGGTGTAGTTGAAAGTCGTTCAGACCCATTAGAACTTGGTCGTTGTCAGGTTCGTATTGTAGGGTTACATACTCACGATAAAACACAACTACCAACTCAGCAATTACCATGGGCAACTCCAGTTCAGCCGATTGGTTCTGCTGCTATGAATGGTATTGGTTATACTCCAGTTGGTCCAGTTGAAGGTACTACTGTTATTATTATGTTTGCTGATCCAGATATGCAGCAACCAGTTATGCTTGGTACTGTTGGTGGTATTCCTCAAGCACCACAACCAGTTGCTGATGATGATAGCGCAACTGCTATTCAGTCATATGCTATTAAAGATATTATTCTTCGAACTATTCAAGGTCCAGTTACTGGTAAACAACTAACCTTTATTGATAAAGAAACAAACAGAACTAATCTTACAAGTGGATTAGCTGCTAACATGAAAGTCCTTGGGTTTGGTCTTTCTAATAATTGTACTATTGTTTCTATAGATTCAGCAACTCAAATAACCATTAGCGAAGAAGTTACTGGTTATGGCGAAAATATTATTACTTTCAAAGCAGCTGCCACAAACGTAGCTGCAGTAAATCAAAGTAAAGCGTCAACAGTATTAACTGACAGTAGTGGCAATCCAGTACTTAGTGGTGATGGAACTCCTGTTCAGACTACACCTGCTGCTCCAAGCGCAACTACTCCTGCCGCACCTGCATCAAATGCAACAAACACTTCTATTCCAACTGTTCCGCCACCAAAGTCTTCATCAAATGCAAGTAAAGCATCTGATGGTATTAAAGCACTTATTGCTGCGTGTGACAAAGTTGGATTGACTACCAAAGAGCAGAAATGTGCGTTACTTGGTATTGCTGGTGGTGAGTCTGGTTGGATTCCTCAGCTAGAAGGTTATAATTATAGTGCAGCACGTTTAAAACAAATCTATTCGTTTACAACTGAAGAAACTGCAGCTAAATTTTCTGAGGCTTCTAAGAAAGGTGTTAGCAGACAAGAATTCTTTAGTTGGGTATATGGTCCGTCTCAGCGTGGTAAAAACTTTTTGGGTAATCAAACAGATGCTGATGGTGGTAAGTATTTCGGTCGTGGATTTATTCAGTTGACTGGTAAAGGTAATTATGCACGTTACCAGAAACTGGCCAATGCTGCTGGTTTGAATATTGATATTGTTAATAATCCAGATTCACTTGATGCTGATATTAATGTATCAGCATTGGTTGCTGCTCTCTATATTAAAGACAGAGTACCAAAGGGTGTTAAACCAAATGCACATCCTGACTTTTTTCTTGCAGCAAAAAAAGCAGTTGGTGTTAACTCACCAGACATTGCAGCAAGAAAATTAAAATACTATGAGTATTTCTATGGTACGATCGCTGGCGGTGCAGTAGAAAAAGATGCTAATCCACCTTCAGTTGAACCACCAAAAGATGGTGGTAATCCAACACCTGGACCATCTGAAGCGTCAATTGCAAATGGAACTGACAATACTGGTTTTAGAGATCCAAATAATAAATACCCACTAAAAGATTATATTAATGAACCAGACACTAATCGTTTGGCTCGTGGTTTAATTGAAGGAACAATTGTTGAGAGGAAAGACGCTTCAATACGTAAAGGTGTTCCAAAAGCAATTGGTCAAGGTTCTTGGGATCAAAACTTACCTTCATATGGTGCGCAATATCCGTACAACAAAGTTTATGAATCCGAAGCTGGTCATATTCAAGAGTTTGATGATACACCTGGATATGAACGTCTGCATACATACCATAGAGCGGGAACATATCATGAAGTAGATCCAATGGGTACCCAGACTAACTATATTGTTGGTGATAACTTTACGATTACTGAACGTAATGGATTTATTTCAATTGGTGGTGAGTGTAATTTAACAGTAGATGGCAATGTTAACATCTTTTGTCGCACTGATGCTAATATTGAAGTTTCTCAAAATGCGGTTATCCAAGTTGGTAATAATTTAGATATTGGCGCAGCAAATGATGTTACTCTTGCAGTTGGTGGGAATATGCAGTTAAAAGCAGTTGGTGAATTAGATATTGCTGCCGATAATATCACATTTAAATCTGCAAATAATTTATTATTTCAAGCAGGGGTTAGTACAAGTATTAAATCAGAATCAGTTCAGATTGAATCCGCATCAGATATGAATATCCTTGCTGGTGGTACATTAAATGCTGATTATGCTGAAGGACAGTTTGGTAATGGTGCTTCAGGTGCGCAAGATGTAGCTGACTTTAATTTACCACCACCACCTGTAGGAGATCCATTGAATCCAACAGTACCACAATTAATTCCACCAGATCGTAGAGTAGCTGATGGTGCTGCTGCTGAAACACCTGAAGATTATTCAACACCTGAGGGTAGGGCAGAGTCTGCTAAACAATCAAGAGACAGTGGTGTAGCTAATCCACCAGTAGCTGTTGCAGCAGAACCTCCTGTGCCAGCTGCTGGTAATTCAACCGTAGTAGTTCCAGCTGATTGTAAGATTATTTACGCCACTACTAACTTTACCGATGACTACAGAATGTCAAAGAATTTTACATTAGGTATGTTAATGGATGGTGGTTTAAATGGTAAACATAAATTAGTTGATCAGCAATTGAAAGGCGCAGATGGCAAAATAAGATTATATACTGTTCAAGAAATTGTATGTAACCTTGCTCAGACTTGTCAAAATATTCTTGAGCCAGCATTAGAAGTTCTTCCAGGTGGTATTGGCGGAAGAAACAAACAATGGAAGATTACATCAGGATATCGTTTGAAGGGTGTTATTAAAACTGAATCACCAAATTCATCTCACTGCAAAGGTTTTGCTATTGATATAGCGTTATTACTTCCAGATAGATTAAGAAAAACTCATGAACTCGCTGGTAAACTAGAAAAGATTTTACCATACGATCAAATAATTTTAGAGTATCGTTATCAGGATCAAATTTGGATTCATATGGGTTATGGAACTTCTCAACGTAAACAAGCATTCACTATGCTTAATGATAAATCTTATGCTGGGACTTATCCTAAAGGTGGATTCGTTTTAGTTGATTCTATTACTCCTCCAGCAGCAGTGGTGAAAGGATAATATGGCGTGGACACCTTCTAATACTTCTTTAAAAATTGTGGATGAGTTACCTGTTTATACTAACTATTCACAAACATTTTCTTATGTTGATCCAGATCCACTAACAGATTATACAGTTACAGGAATTGTTGCAGATAAAACTAATGCTCTACTAACTGTTAATATTAATAGTATTTCTGGACAATACGATGCGGAACCTCATGGTGGAAGTAGTATTACATATTTGACTAAAAATAAAACATATAATACAGTTACTAATTTTAATGATATAACAAATTCATATGAAATATGTTCTTTCACCGCACCCACTGTACAAACTGTAACTTACAGTTATACCGTAACAGCTAAAGATAATAATGATATTGGACCAGATGTGCAGCAGACTTATACTGTCGTTTCTACTTTTAACTGGGATACAGGTAAATCTGCTTTAATAAATGCTATCGCTCAAACTAGGATCGGAAGATAATGCCAGCTGTAGCAAGAATTACTGATAATAGTACTGGGCATGGGTGTTTTGCGCCTACTGCATTAATTACTACCCCAGTGGCCAAGACTTATTTTAATGGGAAATTAGCTGGGGTTGTAGATTCTAATTGTAAATTTGCAGCGCATTCTTGTGGGATAACTACACATAATTCTGATATTCGTATCCCTAGTAGTGGAGCAAGCAAGACTTATATTGAGGGTAAAAAAGCAGCTAGAATTGGAGATAGTATTCAATGTGGTGACGCAATTGCTCAAGGTTCTGTAAATTCCTTCATAGAATAAACCTAAATAAGAATATGGCAAACAATACAAGAACATTCTCGGATTTAGATCTAAATTTCACGAAAAATCCCGTGACGATGGATGTTACTCGTCGTTTTGATGAGGATGCTGTAAAGAATGCTCTTAAGAATTTGATTCTAACTGGTAATTACGAGCGACCATTTCATAGCGAGATCGGTAGCCCAATTAGAAAACTTCTATTTGAGCCAGCATCTCCAATGCTTGGTGCTATGTTAAAAAGAACAATACAGGATGTTATTACTTCGTTTGAACCAAGAGTTAACATCATTGATATAATTTGCGTCGTAGCTTCAGATGATCAGACTATTAATGTTACTATTGAATTTACAATATTAAATACGACTGCTCCAATCACGCTAGATTTAACGCTACAGAGAACACGATAAATGGCAACTTCAAATAAAAAGATTAATGTTACAGCACTAGATTTTGATGACATTAAAAAGAATTTAAAAACATTCCTAAGTGGGCAAACAGAATTTCAAGATTACGATTTTGAAGGTTCTGCTATGGCTGTTATGTTGGACGTTCTGGCTTACAATACTCACTATAATGCTCTTTACAATAATCTTGCTATCAATGAGATGTTTCTTGATTCGGCAAGAAAACGTAACAGTGTAGTTTCTATTTCTAAGATGCTTGGTTACTCACCAAGATCTGCTACTTGCGCCAAAGCAACAATTACTCTTACGGTTTCTGCTCCTGGATCTGGTGCAACTACTTTAACTCTACCAGCCTATACTCCCTTCACTACTACAATTGATGGTGCGTCTTACACATTCTATACTACTGGTTCAGTTGTAGCTACAAGTTCAACTGGTATATTTACTTTTAGTAATTTGGTAATTACTGAAGGCACTCCACTGACATTTAATATTACTGTTGGAACTAATACACGTTATATTATTCCAAACTCAGCAATTGATTTAAATACTCTAACAGTAAGAATTCAAGATTCTGCTTCATCATCAGTGTATACTACATTTACCAAAGCTGAAACCTTAATTGGTATTGATTCTGCAACAAAATGTTTTTACGTTAAAGAGATTGACGAAGGTTTATACGAATTAACATTCGGTGATGGTAATCTTGGTGTTGAATTAGATACAGGTAATATTGTTCACTTAAATTATTTTGTCTCTAGTTTAGATGCTCCAAATAAAGCACGTCAATTTACATATGGTGGCGGGACTTTAATTTCTGGTGCAGCAATCTCTATTACAACAACTGGTATTGCTGCTAATGGAGCAGCAGCAGAAGATATCGATAGCATTCGTTTCAATGCTCCAAGAATGTACGCTTCTCAAAACAGAGCAGTTACCCCAGACGATTATAAAGCAATTGTATACTCACAATTCTCTGATGCTGCGTCAGTGACTTGTTGGGGTGGCGAGGATAATAATCCTCCAGTATATGGTAAGGTTTATATCTGCATAAAACCAAAGGATGCGGATAAGTTAACAACAACTCAAAAATCAGCGTTAATTGCAACAATTCTGGATCAACGAAATGTAGTTTCGGTTCAGCCTATTATTGTTGATCCAGAATTCATCAATATTGCATTAGATGTTACAGTTTACTATAATGAACAAGCTACTGCTAAGACAGCATCAGAAATCGCAGCTGGCGTTACCAATACTATCAATGCGTATAATGCAAATGACTTGAGTCGATTTGATGGCGTATTTAGATATTCCAAACTAAGTAAGTTAATTGATAACTCTGATCAAGCGATAACAAATAACATTACAACTGTATTGTTACGCAGAGAATTAAATGTTCGATACAATACTTCTGCTCAATACATATTGAATATGATTAACCCAATCTGGAGTTCTGGTCAAGCAGAAGAATCATTTAGAAGTACTGGGTTCTACGTGGCAGGCAGCGACGAATTACATTATCTTGATGATGATGGCGTTGCTCATGTTCGTTTGTTTAGATTTGGTGCCAATGGTATTAAGATTGTTGTAAACCCAACGATTGGTAATATTGATTACGCCAAAGGTGTTGTTGACATTAAGAACTTACATATTACTGCTCTTGCTGATATTGATTTAGAAATTTCTATTCGCCCATTATCAAATGACGTGGTATCAGCGTTGACTCAAATTGCTCAAATTGCCAAAGATCACTTAAAAGTAACTGCGCTTCCAGACCCAACTGCTTCTGGTGATTTGCGTGGTGGATATAACTACACATTTACTCCTAGTCGTTCATAATGATTACAAGACCTAAAGTCTCGTCCATAGTAGCATCACAGCTACCTGAATTTATCAGGGATGAGTATCAGACATTCGTTGATTTTCTAAAAGCATACTACGAATTTTTAGAAACAACGCAGAAAGATCCTACAACATTAAGAGATATTGATACCACTCTTGATGCATTCATTACGTACTTCAAAGATGAACTAGCGCAAAAGATACCATATTCAACTGTTGATGAGCGATTCTTAATATCAAGAATTAAAGATCTTTACCTTGCAAAAGGTAGTGAAGCGTCATATAAACTTCTGTTTAGAATTTTATTCAATAAAGATATTACACTTCAATATCCATCTACTCAGATGCTACGTGCTTCTGATGGTAAATGGAATCAAGACGTTTCGATTTTCGTAAAAATTCTTATTGGTAATCCACAAGATATTGTTGGTAAATTAGTAGATGTTGTTACTCAAACTAAGGTAGTTCGTGTTCTTGTAGATCGTCGTCAATACGTTGAGGTTGAAGTAGATCGTGCAATTAGAATCTCTGATGATGTTTATGAGTTTATTATAGATCGTCGTTTCTTTGGTGTAATTTCTGTTGGTGATACTTTACGTTATCTTGACAACAATAATAATTTGGTGTTCAATGGATTAATTTTACCAACAACATCTTCATTAATAGTTGAAGCACCTGGAACTGGATTTAAAGTAGGCGACCTTTACAATATTAATAACTTCCAAGGTTACGGAAGTATTATGAAAGTTTCCGAGGTAAATTCCACTGGTGGTATTGCTCTGGCGCAATTCATTAAATATGGAACTGGATATACTACAGATTTTTCATCTTCAATTATTTCACAGCAAGGTCAAGACAACGCTTCAACAGAAGGTGTTCTTATTTCTCGTGTTGACAGTTTCTTGGCACCTGCTAATAAATCTGTTGCTTTGGGTATTACGGAAAGTACATATGGTTTCGCAGAAAGCGGATCACTTAATACTGCTGATTATAACTTAGCGGTAAGTTCAGTTCTAACTGGAACACTTACTGCAACTAATGGTAGCGCAACTGTTACTGGCGTTGGAACATTATTTACTACTCAAGTTGAGTTCGGCGATCTTATAACACTGAATAATGTTCAATGTAAAGTTTTAAGTGTTGCAAGTAATACAAGTTTAACTCTTGTTTCTAATTTTGCAGGAACTACATCTAGTTCACTAACATCTGTTGCTAATTTGCGACCAGCAGCCCTTGATGGAACATATGCTGGTTTAACTATTCGTGAGTTTGGTATTAGTTCTGCTAACTCGGTTGCAACTACTACAACTCCTGCCATTATTAAAGTATCCCTTGGTCCACTTGCTAAATATCCAGGGTATTATGTTAATAATGACGGATTCTTAGATGATGCGATTTACATCCAAGATAGTAATTATTACCAAGCATTTTCGTATGTTATTAAGATTGACCAATCTTTAAATACATATAAAACTATTGTTAAGAATTTAATTCACCCTGCTGGTATGGCAGTTTTTGGTGAGTATGATTTACGTAATGAATTTACAATTCAGACTGCTATTGAATCTCTAATTAAGATTCTTTCTATTACAGTATCAGATTCAGCAGTATCAGGTAATAATCTAGAGATTAAGAATATAACTAAAATTCTTAATTCACAAGTTTATAATCATTATTTAAATAATGGGGTAACCCTTGACGTTGATACAGTAGGTACTAATGACTTTACTGGAACATTACTAAATAGAACATTACCATTCTTTACTTCAACTAAACCTCTTGGAACCCATGCTACTCTAGCAGGTCCAACTGAAAATTCTACAGTTTTACCAACAGATTCAGGTGGATTGATATTATTTAACCCATATGTTGATGCTGGTTACTTTTTAAATGACGGTGGTTCATATGTTGGAACCCCTACAACTTTCTAATTAAGGAGATATTATGAACTTAAACGATACATTCAAACCAACTGGCGAACTTGAGATAGTTGTTCGTGGACCAGATGGCAATATTAAAGAAATCCGTAAAGCAAAAAACTTAGTAGTTTCTGCTGGTAAAACATACATTGCTTCTCGTATGGTAGGAACTTCTTCAGGTATTATGTCACATATGGCTATTGGTACTGGTACTGCAACACCTGGAGCGTCAGATACTACATTGGGTACTGAGGCTGGTCGTGTTACTTTGGCTTCTGGTTCTAACTCTGCTAATGCTATCACTTATACTGCTACATTCCCAGCTGGTACTGGTACGGGTGCTATTACTGAAGCTGCAGTTTTAAACGCAGCATCTGTTGGTACTATGCTATGTCGCACAACCTTCCCTGTAGTTAACAAAGCAGCTGGTGATTCTATCGCTGTTACATGGGTAGTTACAATCAGCTAATTGGAAATCTAAATGTCATCATTACTAAAATCTCCGTTAAGCAACTCTATTGCTAACGCAGTATATAATGAAATCCAGAATCGTAGTGCACGTTATTACTACTTTTTAGGTAAAACTATTAATTGGACAGATGAGACTAATCCTCCATATCCAATCGATAGTTTCAATTACGAATTGCAATCTCGTAATGAAATTATTACTTTAAAAGAACTTAACTCAACCGATGTGGCTTTCGTAATTCCTAGAGTAGACTGGGTCACTGGTCAAGTTTGGGATATGTATGATGATCAATATTCCACAGAAGTGCAAGGTATTAATTTAATTGCGGGTGGATTTGGTTATTCTTCAATACCAACTATTACTATTACTGGTGGTGGTGGAACTGGTGCGTCAGCGTCAGCTGTTCTTAGTAATGGTAGTATTATTGGCATTACGCTAAACTCTCGTGGTACAGGTTACACCGCTATTCCAACTGTTACTATCTCTGGTGGTGGTGGATCAGCTGCTACTGCAACTGCAGTTGTTAATATTGCTCCTTCTGGCGCACAGCGTTTGGAAGATACAAATTGTTACGCTATTACTGATGATTTTAACGTATACAAAGTTCTTGATAATAACAATAACGCAATTTCAACTTATAAACCAGTTGGTACTGTTGTAGATCCAGTTATTATGCCTGATGGATATATGTGGAAATACTTGTACAGTATTCCAATTGCTCTGCGTAATAAATTCTTGACTGACGTATATATGCCAGTCGTTAACTCTATTCGTTCACAGTTTTATTCTGGTGGTGAGATTTTAAATATTAAAATTGACAACGCTGGCCAGAATTATAGTTTCGCAAACATTACAGTTGCAGGCGATGGATTTAGAGCATCTGATCCATTGTTATTAAATGCACTAACAATTTCTGCAGGCGGTACTGGTTATACTTCTGGTGCTACTTTAACTGTTGCTCCTCCATTTAATGGAGCCAATACTTGGGTTGCTGGTGTTGGCATTCTCCTTGGTCAGAAAGTAGAATATTTAAATAATATGTATGAGTGTACAGTTTCAGGAACTACTGCTACTCCTGGACCTAGTCATAAATCAGGTATTGTTGCAAATGGTACTGCTGGATTAAAATATATTGGCACTAGAGCAACTGGTACACTAACTGTTACAAGTGGTGTAGTTACAGGTTATACACTAAATGGTTCTATTTTAGATATTACAATAACCAGCGGTGGTATTGGATATTCTTCTGCTCCAACTCTGACTATGACTGGTGGCGGTGGTAGTGGTTTCGTTGGTCAAGCGATTATGAATGGTACTTCGGTATCGCGAGTATTTGTTTCCAACTCAGGGGATTCTTATACATCAGTTCCAACTCTAACTTTTGGAACTCAATGGACTGCAAGTACTGCAGTAACTGTTGGTCAACAAATCTTTTTCTCAAATAGACTTTACACAGTAACTGTATCTGGAACTACTCACGCTTCTGTTGCTCCAACTATTACTGGTGCTGTTACTTCTGTTCCTGTAACAAATGGCGGTACTGGTTATACTTCGTCTCCTGCATTTACAGTAAGTGCACCTGATGTTACGGGTGGAAGTAATGCGGTAGTTACTGCAGTGTTTTCTGCTGGTGTAATTACTGCAATCACAGTTTCTGGCGGTGGTACTGGTTATATTAATCCACCGACAATTACATTCACTGGCGGTGGTGGAACAGGATTGATTCTTGGTACTCCAGTTTTACAAACTGCTACCAATGGTACTGCAACATTAAAATATGCTGGATCAACTGCAACTGGTACTGCTAACTTAAAATACGGTGCAGGATATTCTACTTTACCAACTGCCACAATTACTCCAGTTTCTGCTGGTAATGGTGCCACTGCTTATTTCGTTGGTGTTCAATCCACAGCTAAACTTATTCCATTAATTACTGATGGTCAAATTAGATCTGTTCAGATTGATGATGGTGGTATTGGCTACACATACGCTAACTTAACTGTAACTGGTAATGGTACTTTGGCTCAGTTAACTGCAGATTTGTCTCCAGGTGATATTAATACGCTTCAAGCGAACACTGAATTGTTGACACCTGATGGTCGTGTTATGGCTTACCCAGTTATCTCTGGCGGTTATGGTTATGGCGCAGATTTTCCTATTACTATTACTGGTGACGGAACTGGTGCTTCTGCAATGGCTCGAGTGGTGAATGGTAGAGTAAATAAGATTGAAGTTTTAAACTATGGTCTTGGATATCGTTATGCTAACGTAGCGTTTAATCAAGGTGGTGGCCAAGGTGCTGTTGCTCGTGCTATAATGGCTCCATACGGTGGCCACGGCAAAGATCCTATTACTGGTATGTTTGCCAAGAAATTAATGTTCTACAGCAACATCTCAAAGGACGCTAACCAAGGATTTACTGTAAACAATGACTTCCGTCAACTTGGACTTATTAAAAACCCAAGAAAATTTGGAGCATTTGGTAACTTGGCTTCTAGTTTAGCGTCTGCTTGCTACGTTATTGCTGGGACTATTGATATTAATAACTTCGCTCAAGATATGCAAGTAAACTTAGGTTCTGCAACTGGACCATTATTTAGAATTGTTGCTTTGACAAGTACGGGAGTTCTATTACAATCTATTGATAATGTAGTTCCCGCAGTTGGTAATACATTTGTTAATGCTGCAGGAAATACTTTCTCTGCATCAGGTGTAACAGCTCCAACAGCAGATAAATATTCAGGACACTTACTATTCATAGATAACAAAGTAGCGTTTACTCCTACTGCTGATCAAAACGTGACTCTAAGAACTGTTATAAACTTTTAACATAAATAAACAAATAACTTAAAGAGTAAAAGAATGCTAGATTTCAATACCGAACCGTATAACGACGACTACGACGAAACTAAAAAGTTTTACCGTATTCTTTATCGCCCTTCATTTGCGGTTCAGGCTCGCGAACTAACTCAAATGCAGAGTATTCTGCAGAATCAAATTAAGCGCCATGGTGATGCGATCTTTAAACAAGGTGCCATGGTTATCCCTGGGCAAGCATCAATCCAGACTATTACACAACCTGGAAAGGGTGCTGATTACGTAAAACTAATCTCCTTGTATAATGGTGTTGCTGTCGAAACATTCCGCACAAATTTACTTGGTAAAACTTTAATTGGCCAGACTACTGGTGTAAAAGCCACAGTAGTTCTTACTCAAAGCGCAGAAGCCAGTGATCCAACTACACTATATTTAAACTACCAACAATCTGGTACAGATAAAACAACTAAAACTTTTGCTGTTAATGAAGTTCTAATTACTGAAGATAGTATATATTCTGTTCAAGTTGGTTCTGCAAATGACTCTATCGGTAAGGGTTCAACAGCAACTGTTAATTCTGGTGTTTATTATATTAATGGTAATTTCTGTTTAGTTGACACACAAACTATCGTTCTTGACAAATATACTGCATCACCAACATATCGTATTGGTCTTAACGTCTCTGAAGAGATTGTTACTCCAGAAGAAGATGAAACTCTACTTGATAATGCGCAAAATAGTTTTAACTATGCTGCTCCAGGTGCTCATCGTTATTATATTGATTTAACTTTGAAGAAACTTGCAATTGATTCAGTATCAGATTCAAATTTTGTAGAATTGATTCGTGTAACAAATGGTGAAATTAAGACTATCGTTGAAAAAACTGATTATTCTTTTCTTGGCGATGAGCTGGCACGTCGTACATTCGATGAGTCTGGTGACTATACTGTTAATGGTTTTGGTATTGATATTCGTGAACATCGTAACAATAATCGTGGGACGTGGACTTCTAATACTGCATTCTTAATTGGTGATATCGTTTCATACGGTGGTTACACTTATGTTGCTTTAAATTCAGCAACATCAATTACAACTCCTCCGACGCATACATCTTCATCTGCATTCGATGGTCCAGGTGCTACTGGTGTTAACTGGCAGTATGAAATAAAACCAGTATACAATCGTGGTATTAATATTAATGGGGATGAATCAAAACTTGCTATTGGTATTGAATCGGGCAAAGCGTATGTTCGTGGTTATGAAATTGAGAAAACTGCAATAACATATATCCCTGTGCCTAAAGCACGCGACTTCGTTCAGGCTACTGCTTCAGTTGTTGATACTACTGTTGGTAATTATGTATTAGTTACAAACGTAAACAATTTACCTCCAGTTGATAGTCTTGCGCAGATTACATTATATAACAACATAACTGGTTCTACAAATCGAGGATCTCCTCAAGGAACTATTGTTGGCTACGCTCGTGCACGCTTTATAGAATGGCATAATGGTTTACCGTTTGGTTACTCTGCAATTTATAAACTTGGTTTGTTTGAGGTTCAAATGAATCCAGGATATTCTTTTAACGCTGATGTTAAAGGTTTCGCGTATACAGCACTTTCTGATTCCAACTTAAACTTTACTGCTGATATTAGCCCAGTAGTTGATCAATTAGATGGTTCGGTAACTGCTTCTTCAACAACAGTTACTGGTAATGGCACATCTTTCTTAACAGATTTACAAGTTAATGATTTAGTTCTTATTGGTGGTAGTGCTGGATCTTTCCGTAAAGTAACAGCAGTATCTGCTCAAGGTACTATTACTGTTGATGCAACTATTACAGTTACTGGTGCAACAATTGCTAAGTGTACAACTGAGATTCTTGAACCACAGAAACAATCATTAATTTTCCCACTGCCATATCAAGCAATCCGTTCTATGAGAACTGCTGGCAGCGGTGGTACTAATAATACAACTTTCTATGTTCAACAGAAGTTTACCCAAACTGCTACTGGCGTGGCACTGACTTTAAGTACGTCAGGAACTTTCGCTCCAACTGCAGAACCTACTAATTATATTGTTATTGATAATGATGCTGCAGCAGGTGGTACTATTATTACTCCAGTTGCAATCAATCCTTCTGGATCAACTTGTAGTATTACTGTTCCTTCTGCTCAATCTGGTCGTTCAATTTCTGTTATTGCAACAGTTATTCGTAATGGTTCTGGCTTCGAGAAAACTAAAACCTTAACAAACACTTTTGAATCGTTTACTACAGCTGTAGCTGCGCAAGCAAATGTTATTTCCCTAGATAAAGCAGATTTGTTTAGGATCGTAAGTATTACAATGGCTCCAAGTGTTGCTTTTGGTAGTACCCCAACAAGCAATCAATATACTGTTGATATTTCAGATCGTTACGATGTTGATAGTGGTTCAAGATCTACTCACTATGATTTGGCAACGCTAACATTAAAACCATCTTATGCTGCTCCATCAAACCCAATTAGAGTAACATATCAATACTTTGAACATGGGGCTGGAGATTACTTTAATGTTAACTCATATAGCGGTATTGACTATAAAGATATACCACCAGTTTTAAGAGATGCATTAGATTTTCGCCCACGTGTGGCAAATAAATCTGTCGGTGCTAAAAACTTTATTGGTACTGGTGCTATTGTTTCTGGCGTGCCGAAACGTGGTCAAGCGGTTACTGCTGATTATAGTTACTATCTACCAAGAAACGATAAAATTGCTATTGACTACAATGGTTTAATTTTTAATATTCCTGGTGTCTCATCTCTAACTCCAGGATACCCAGCAAGCCCATCTTTGGGCATGGTCCTTTATACTCTAGATTTAAGTGCATATACATTTAATGCAACACAATCTAATGTTGTTTCTTTTAAGGTTGATAATAAAAGATACACCATGCGTGATATCGGTGTTTTAGATAAGCGTATCAATACTCTAGAATATTATACTGCTCTAAGTATGCTTGAGCAAGAAACTCAATCTCTGTCTATCAAAGATAGTTCTGGTTTAGATAGAATGAAGAATGGTTTCGTTGTTGATAATTTTGCAGGGAATAAATTAGGTAATGTTGGTTCTGAAGATTATTTCTGTGCTATTGACATGAAAGAAAATACTCTTCGCCCATTCTATACAGTATATAATGCAAATCTACTGGAAAAATACTCAAACGACTCTGCTCGTACAGCTGCAAACTATAAGTTGACTGGTGATATCATTACATTACCATATACTACAACTCCAATAGTTACACAAGTATACGCATCTCGTCTTGAGAATATTAACCCATTCGCTATCTTTACTTTCCTTGGCAATGTTCAATTAAATCCTCCAACCGATGATTGGTTTGAAACTGCTAGAATGCCTGATATTATTCAACAGGTAGAAGGTAATTATAATTCTATACAAGCGCAAGCCCAAAAAGATGGAGTGTTAGGTAGTGTTTGGGGTGCTTGGAAAACTCAATGGATTGGTGATGCAGTTGTTACTGGTAGTCAAAATTTTAGCGCAGATCGTCGTGGTGGTGATGGTGGAGCATTCTTAGACGCTACATTTGGTCTTGGTCCAGCAGCAGCTGGTTGGGCAGCCCGTACAGTAACTGCAGATATAGTTGCAACTACAGTTGGTCAATCTAGAACTGGTGTTAGTACAAAAATTGAACTAAAGACTGACTACGAACAAGTTGACGATAGAACAGTTTCAACAACAGTTATTCCATACATTCGCTCAAGAAATATTCTTGTGCAGGCTTATAAACTAAAACCATCTACACGTTTCTATCCTTATTTTGATGGTATCGATGTTTCTAGTTATTGTACTGCTGCTCAGAAATTGGTGTACACCCCAACATCTGGTACCTTCAATAGTAAAGTAAACGTAGGTGGTCAAGGTTCTGCAACTGCACGTAGAATCGAAGGTGATTCACAAGTGTGCCTGAACACTGGTGATGTTATTACCAATAACGCAGGTACTGCAACAGCGGTAGTTGTTAACGTATATCTTGACGAAAATGATGCTTATTGTTTAAGTGTTGTAAATGTTAAAGGTACATTTGCCAATGGGCAAACTATCTCTGGATCAAATAGTAGCGCACAAGGTACTGTTGTTTCAATAACACCACAATCTACACTGGTAACAAATGCAGCTGGTGAATTAGAATTTTTATTTAATATTCCAGAAACTGATGCGATTCGTTTTAGAACTGGTACCAGAGAATTTAAATTAGTAGACGTTACAACATATAATGGTGATTACACTTCACGTGGTATTACTAATTATGTTGCTGATGGTACACTAATTACTAAACAAGCAACTGTTAATGCTGTAAGAAACGCAATATTAGTTCAAGAAGAAATAACTAGCGAACAAACTATTTTTGATACTACGTATCGTGTAACTTCAGACACTGGTTGGTATGACCCACTGGCGCAGTCATTCTTAATTCAGCAAAAAGGTGGCGCATTCTTAACTTCCATTGATGTGTTCTTTGCTACTAAGGATGATAATCTACCAGTTACTCTACAAGTTCGTGAGATGGTAAATGGGACTCCAGGTAAAAACATTCTTGCATTTAGTACTGTGACTCTGCGTTCAGAAGAAGTTAATCTATCTGCTAATTTTGTAACTATGCCTGACGGCACTTCTAAGCGTAGTTATGATACTGCAACAACATTCACGTTTGAGAGTCCAGTTTATGTTCAGGATAATACTGAATACTGTTTCGTTCTTCAGTCTGATTCAAATAACTATAATGTTTGGATCTCTTATATGGGTGACCAGATCCCAGGTTCAGGAAGATCTATTTCGGTTCAACCTTACGCTGGTGTAATGTTTAAATCACAGAACGCATCTACTTGGACTGCAGACGATAACGCTGATATTAAGTTTACAATTAAACGTGCTGTGTTTAACACTTCAGTAATTGGTGATGTTGAGTTTGTTAACGATGTTGTTCCATACGATACTTTAGATACTGATCCATTCCAAACTACTTCAGGTTCAACAACTGTTCGTGTTTGGCACTACGATCATGGTATGCCAACTGGTTCAACTGTAGATATCTCTGCAGTTAACTGCAACGATTTAGGAACTGGTACTATTACTGCTTCAACAAGCAGCACTACTGTTACTGGTTCTGGCACAGCGTTTACAACTCAACTAGCAGTTGGAGCAAGTTTGTATAACTCTGCTGATGTTCTAATTGGATCCGTTGCTTCTATTGCAAGTAATACTTCATTAACTCTTACTGCCAATTCTGGTGTTGTAGCTGCTGCTGGTTCTACTTTCCAATACGTATCTCCAATTAATGGTATCCCAGCTATTCAAATATTCACTACTAAGATTATTGGTAATGTTGATCCTGATTCGTATACATTCACTGTCTCTACTGCAGCTACCACTAGCGGATATACTGGTGGTACTTTTGTAAAAGCCAGCAGAAATATTCAATATGATATTATTACTCCTTCTGTTCAGATGCAAACATTCTCTGATACAGCAACTACATTTAATATTAAAACTACTTCTGGTAAATCAGTTGATGGTAGTCAATCGTCATATGTAGGCGATTCTGGGTTTTCTCCTGCATTAAATAAAGAAAATAATTATTTTTATACTCCGAGAATGATTGCTTCTGAGACTAATGAGAATCTATCATTGGCTGGCGCTAAGTCGGTAACTTTCTCTGCTCAGATGAAAACTACTAACGACTCAGTTTCTCCAGTTATTGATACTACTCGTACAAGTTTAATTGCAATTAGTAATAAGTTGAATAAACCAACTGAGTCCAATGTTAACGTATCTGCTCTGGATAATATCACATCGTTTACTCATGCTACTGGTGCGTTTACGTTTGTGTCAGGTGGGACTATTACTTCCACTGTCGCTGGTGTTAGAACTGCAATGGCTGGTATAGGTATTGGTAAATTTGTTACTATTTCTGGAGCAACATCTGGTGGTAATAATGGGACTTTCTTAGTTACTGCATTCAGCGATAACGGAACTACTGGTACTCTTACTTTAAACACTACGTTTACTGGCGAGGCTTCTGTTTCTGGTACTACTATTACTGCTAGAATCTTATTTGCTGACGAAATTGCTCCGATTGGTAGCACTTCACAAAGTAAATATGTAACTACTCCAGTTAAATTTGCAAACGCTTCTACTTACCTAAGAGTTATGCTAGCTGCAAATATCCCTGCTGAGGCTGATGTTTCTGTTTATTATAAGACTTGTACTGGTGACAGTGCTCAGTTGGATAATACTAAATATACTCTGATGACAGCTGATGGTGTAGTTACTAAAGTAGATAATGGTAATCCTACTTTCAGCGATATTGCTTACACTTTAACAGGTATGCCTTCGTTTGACACTATCGTGGTTAAAATCGTTATGAATTCTACCAATACGTCAGCTGTTCCTATTATTAAAGATTTTAGAATTATTGCTTGTGTTAAATAAATGAAGCAATTTTTAAAAGTACAGGGTCACGCCAGTTTAGTTCGAGATACAACTACTGGTGCGATCCTAAATAATAATAGAACTGAGTATGAAGAATACCTTGATAGAACGAGGAAAGCTGAAGCCCGAGAAGCTGAAATTTCTCAACATACAGAAGACATAAATAACATAAAGAACGAATTATCAGATATAAAACAGCTTCTTCTGCAGCTGGTATCTACTAAATAAGACTGACTAAGGAAACTTAAATGGCATCTATAACTGCTCCATCGCTAACCCTAAGATCTACCAAAGGTAGTCCTCTTACCAACGCTGAAGTTGACGCAAACTTCTCAAATATATCCACGCAGATTGCACTTGGCCAAACTGCTGCCAGTTACACTGCAGCTGACGTTCTGGCAAAACTAATTACTGTTGATGGCTCAGGTTCTGGTCTTGACGCTGACTTACTTGATGGTTTAAATTCTGCTACTGCAAACACAGCATCTACTGTTGTTGTTCGTGACGCTTCTGGTAACTTTGCTGCTGGTACTATTACTGCTGCTCTTGCAGGTAATGCTACTACTGCTACTGACCTACAAGCTACTCTAGTTGTTGCTAAAGGTGGTACTGGTGCTACTACTGCTTCAGCTGCAAGAACTAACTTGGGTGTTGCTATTGGCACTGACGTTCAAGCGTATGATGCTGATCTAGCTGCGCTTGCTGGTGTTACTTCTGCTGCTAACGCATTACCATACTTCAGTGGAGCTGGTACCGCTACTACAACTACCCTTTCCGCATATGGTCGTAGTCTTATCGATGACGCTGATGCTGCCACTGCTCGTTCTACTCTTGGTTTAGTTCTCGGTACTGACGTTCAACCATTCGATGGTGACTTATCTGCTATCGGTGCTCTTACTGGTACTTCTGGTGTTTATGTTAAGACTGCTGCTAATACTGCTGCTTTAAGAACTATTACTGCTGGTGCTGGTATTTCTGTTACTAACGGAGATGGCGCTGCTGGTAATCCAACTATTGCTGCCAACGTAACTTCAGTTCAAGGTAATACTGGCGCTGTTATTGTTTCAGTTCCTGTTACTTCAGTTCAAGGTAATACTGGTGCTGTTATTGTTACAAACATTGGTGGTAATGCTGCCACTGCATCTAACATTTCATATGGTGGCGTTCAAGGTGTTCCAACTGCACTATCACAGTTCTCAAATAACTTGGGTAACTATGGAGGATTTATGGATGCAACTAGTTTAAATCAACAAGGAAACTATCGTGGTCCTGTTACTAACTTCGCTAAACAAGGTAATACTGCAGTGCTATTCTGTAATTGTAACTGTAACTGTAACTGCTAATAGGAAAAACAATGGCAAAAATTTATAAAACCTCATCTACTATAACAGGTAGATTAAGTTCATACCGCACAGAAGAAATCACAAATCCTAGTTTCAAACACGTATTAAATATTACATCTAATATCCTGAACTATAAATTTATTAGAACCGATGATAATAATATTATTTACAATATGACCATATCATTAGAAGATCTTAAATCTAATGAAATGTTTGCGTCACAGTCTTTTGTAATTCCTGCTGACCTTGCTATTAATGGATTTACAGGTTCACCAGAAGAAGTAACACTAAGTAAATCTAATATTGTATTTCCGCTGCTAACAACCATAATTAATAAAGACGAAATACTAGCAAATACTAATACTACTTGGTATTTCTCACCACTGAGAATTTTTATTCCGTGTGCATTGGGTGATTTTACTACTTTTGAATATTCGGTTTATAATGAAGTAGGTGGTGCTGAAATTAATGTTGAAGTAAATTCTCCACACACCATTTCTACTGAACTAAGATCTTGGAAAGAGTTTTTCTCAATAATTACTGCTACTACACAACAAGCAACTCCTGCTGTTGGTGATACTATTACTATTACAGTAAATAGTTCGGACACATCTTTAGATATGGTTTATGTAGAACCAATTGTTGGTATTATTAATAAAACACGTGTTAAACTTACTAATGGTATTGGCTCTTTTAGTATTCTAACATCATCACTACAATCTGGTGATATTGTTGATGCTAAAATTAATTTTAAACAGTATACTGGTGTTGGTAGATTTACCAAAACATTATCTTAACTCTAATTTTATATACATAAATAGACTGGTAACCCAGTCTATTTTCATTTTGAGGATCTATAAATGTCGTTATTTAAAATATCATGCTTTAAACCAGATACTTCTGAGCAAAAATTTATTCATTATGATTCTAGTATTAGCACATTGACTTGGGAAGACGGAACACCAATTGTTAATACTAAACTTGATACTAGAGAATTAGAGCAAGTTAAAATTCATAAAGGTAAGAAACCAAAACGAGTTAAAATTCAACTTGGATTATCTTGTAACTTTGAGTGTGATTATTGCAACCAAAGATTTGTTCCGCACGCTGATTCTACAAACCCAGACGATGTTATACCATTCGTTAGTAATATGAGTGTGTGGTTTGATGGTGGTGAAGATGGATTAGGTGCTGGAAGAGTATTTGAATTTTGGGGTGGAGAACCATTAGTATATTGGAAAACTCTAAAACCTCTTGCAGAAGAATTACATAAAAAATATCCTAATGCGCAAAAATCAGTTATTACTAATGGTAGTTTATTAGATAAAGAAAAGGTTGATTGGTTTGATTTACTAGATTTTTCTTTATCAGTATCTCATGATGGTCCAGGGCAATTTGTTCGTGGACCAGATCCACTAGAAGATACTAATAGTAAAGAAGGTATTCTTTATGCGTATAAAACTCTTGCTTCTAAAGGCAAAATGAGTTTTAATTCTATGATTAATAATAAAAATACTAGTCGTAGAGATATTCAACAGTTTTTTGAAAAATTTATAACGGATAACCTTGAAGAAGAATATCTACAATACCTATTGATTGGTGAGGGTACGTTTATTGATGCTTACGATATTGGTGGTTTACAAAATTCTTTAATGGATGATAATGATCAGGTTAAATTTAGAAATCTATCATTAAATGAAATGCGAGAAGGTGGTGTAACTAGATGGATTACCATACATGAGAAAGTTAAAAATTTTATTCAATCATTAGAAACTGGCAAAAGAAAAGAAACCTTAACACAAAAATGTGGTATGGATCTTAGCGATAACCTTGCTATAGATCTTAATGGTAATGTATTAACTTGTCAAAATGTTTCTACAGTTTCTAGTAGTCCAGCTGGGGTTTCTCATCATATTGGTCATGTTTCAGACCTAGCATCCGTAGAAGTTAAAACTGGTACTCACTGGAGTGATAGGAAAGAATGTTCAAATTGCCCAGTTTTACATATTTGTAAAGGCGCATGTTTCTTTTTATCTGGTGATTTGTGGGAAGCTACTTGCGACAACTCATACAGTGATAATATTGTAATGTTTACTGCTGCAATTGAATTATTAACTGGATATATCCCACAATATATTGATGGTCCACTAAGACAAGATCGTAAAGATATCTTTTGGTGGGTAAATGGCAAACCAGAAAATACTCGTAAAGCCAAAAAAATTATCCCAATCGCTGCAATTTAATTCTGCAAAACCCAAGTTCCGTATCTTATAAATAAAGAGGTATAAGAATAGTGTTTAGGATGGGTCAATGGCTACTATTAGCAATCTTTTTGTGGACGCTGGGAGTGATTACAGTAACATAATTACTGTAAGTTCAACCAACGGACAACCTCTGAATTTAAGTGGGTATACTGTGGCTTCTCAAATGAGAAAGTCCTACAGTTCATCCACGGTATACGCATTTACCGCATCGGTCTACGATGCAGCCAACGGTAAAGTCAGACTCCAACTATCCGCTTCAAGTTCTTCGGCTATCCCTGCAGGGAGATGGCTATATGACGTGGAGATCACTTCTGCAGCAGCTGCTAAAACCAGAGTTGTAGAGGGTATCGTAACTATAACCCCACAGATAACACAAATATAATGGCAGATACAATAGCAGTAGTAACCCCAGACCAAGCATTATCGGTAGCAGTTTCGGAAGGTGTTCTTACACTTTCATCGACAAACTTAGCTGCACCAGCTTTCGTTGAATCAATATCAAACATCGCCGATGTCGATGTAACTACTAATGGTAAAGTAAACGGGTCCATACTAGTTTACAAAACAAACACAAATAAATGGACCTCTTCCACTACGCTTGATGCGCAGAATATGGAAGGTGGCGAATATTAATCGTTTAATCGGAGAATAAAAGATGGCATCAATAATTAGAATAAAACGCTCATCGGTTGCAGGAAACCCAGCTGTTCTTGGCACTGGCGAATTAGCGTACTCAGCTTTTGGTGGCGCAGGTGGTAATCGTCTTTACATCGGTATGGGGTCAGAGACCTCAGGTAATGCTGCTAACCACCTTGTAATTGGTGGTACTTACTATACTGGTTTAATTGACGCTTCTACTGCTGGCACACTAACTACTAACCAATCTTCAATCCCAGTTCTTTCTGCAACTGGTACGATTGATACTTGGAAAGTTGGCAATACTCAATTAACTGGTAACACATTATCATCAACTGATACCAATGGTAATATTAATATTACTCCAAATGGTACTGGTAAATTAGTTCTTAATAATCCATATATTAATGGTACGACTGATACCCTTTCTGAGTTTATCTATGATCTAGTTGGTGGTGCAGTTACTGGTACTGCAGGACAGATTGTTGTTACTAACTCTGATGGCGCAAATACCTCTACAGTTTCTTTAGCAACTACTGCAGTTTCTGCAGGTAGTTATGGTTCTTCTAGCGCAATCCCAACATTCACTGTTGATACATTTGGTCGTTTAACTGCTGCTGGTACAGCTTCTCTAGCAACTTCTTTAAATATTGCTGGTGACACAGGTACTGATTCTGTTGCTCTATTAACAGATACAATAACTTTTGTTGGTGGTACTGGTATCACTTCAGCAGTAACTGCTGTTGGTACTGCAACTAGCGTTACTTTTGATATCGATTCCAGTGTTGTTACTTTAACTGGTACACAAACACTTACTAATAAGACATTAACAAGCCCATCATTAACTACTCCAGTTATTGCTTCTACTGGCGCAATCTTTAATGGTACCACAGGTACTACAACTGTTGTAGCTTCTGCAGCTGCTGGTTCTACTACATTAACTCTACCAGCTGCTACTGATACTTTAGTTGGTAGAAATACCACTGATACGCTAACAAACAAGACAATTAGTTTCGGTTCTAATACCGTAACTATGACATCTGCTCAGTTGGCGACTGCGGTTTCTGATGAAACAGGTTCTGGTGTTCTAGTTTTTGCTACTAGCCCAACTCTAATAACTCCAACTCTTGGCGTTGCTTCTGCAACTAGTATTAACAAAGTAACAATCACAGCACCAGCAACTGGTTCTACTTTAACTATTGCTGACGGTAAGACTCTTACTGTAAACAACACTTTAACATTAACTGGTACTGATACTTCTTCTATTGCTTTTGGTGCTGGTGGTACTGTTGCTTATGTAGCAAACAAACTAAGCGTATTTGCTGCCACTACTTCTGCTGAACTTGCTGGTGTTATATCTGATGAGACTGGTACTGGTGTTCTAGTATTCTCTAACAGCCCAACTCTAGTAACTCCAACTCTTGGTGCTGCTCTAGCAACTAGCATTACTGCCACTTCTGGCAATATGTCTGTTAGTGCTGCATCTGGTAATAACAGTGTTAACTTAGTTCCGACTGGTACAGGTACTGTTGACGTTGCTAACAAGCGTATTACTTCTGTTGCTGAACCTACTCAGTCTAGCGATGCTGCTACTAAGAACTATGTTGACGCAGTTAAGACTGGTCTTGATGTTAAAGATTCAGTTATCGTTACTACAACTGGTAACTTAACTGGAACATATTCTAACGGAACTTCTGGTGTTGGTGCAACTCTTACTAACTCTGGTACTCAAGCTGCTCTTACTATTGATAGCAGAGTTCTTACTGTTGGTGATCGTGTTCTTGTTAAAGATCAAACTACTGGTCTACAGAATGGTTTCTATAGAGTAACTACTGTTGGTACTGCTTCTACAAACTGGGTATTGACTCGTACAACTGATGCTGATGAAAACAGCGAAATTACTCCAGGTGCGTTTACTTTCGTTGAAGAAGGTACTGTTGGTGCAAGCAATGGTTACGTATGTACTAACGTAGGTGCTATTACTGTCGGTACTACACCGATTACTTTCGTTCAGTTCTCTGGTGCTGGTTCAGTTATCGCTGGTGATGGTTTAACTAAGACTGGTAACACTCTAAATGCAGTTGGTACTAATAACCGTATATCTATCTCTGCTGATGCGATTGATATCTCTTCAAGTTATGTTGGTCAAGCTACTATCACTACTCTTGGTACTATCACAACTGGTACTTGGACTGGTTCAGTAATTGGTGGTCAATATGGTGGTACTGGTGTTAATAACACTGGTAAGACAATTACACTTGGTGGTAATTTAAGCACTATCGGTGCGTTTACTACTGCGTTAACTGCAACTGCAAACACTACATTAACACTACCTGTTACTGGTACTCTTGCTACTTTAGCTGGTTCTGAAGCACTAAGCAATAAGACAATTACTGCTTCTTCTTTCAGCGGTACTACTATTGCTGGTTCTGGTTTAATTACTTTCACTAACACTACTGAAGCTGGTCCACTTGGAACTGCTGGTGTTGTTATGTCTGGTGGTTTATCAGTTGCTAAGAAAATTTATGTTGGAACTG